GCTTGTTGTGTCAACTGTGCTTGCATTGCTGCTTGCTCAGGTGATAGACCCAAGTTAAAGCCACCTTGAGCGTCAGTCTGTGTAGTGCCAGCACCCGTGGTTACAGAGAAAGGCTTAAAGGTAGAAGTATCTACAGCCTGTTGGCCTACACGAGTGGCTTCCGCTTGGCCTTGAGCGCCTAGTTATTGCAGCCTGTCAATGTTTTCTCTGTTTTGATAATAAGTAGAACCAAGCTGTGCTGCACCACCCAATAAGCCACCTAAGTCAAAACCGCTAGTGTTTGAACGGCCTAACATGCCTGACAACGCACCAGCGCCTGTTTGATCAGCTTGATTGAAAGCTGTTTGATTAAACCCTGTAGGGCTTACATTTTGCATAGGTGTGGTTAAAGCTGAAGTAAAGGCTGATTGATTAAATCCTGTAGTGGGACTTACGTTTTGCATGGGTGTAGTTAAAGCTTGATTAAAAGCCGATTGATTTAAAGCCATTAGATAAGTCTCCCTATAAGAGCAAGTATGTCAATTTTTTGAATGGAAAAGGCAGCGTTATTAATCTCAGCTTCAATGCCGACAGTCACAACGGAACCGCTACCAGTACTATTTACCTTTGGTGTTTGAATTACAATAGATGCGGAATATTCAGCGTCAGTGTTGTACTCCGACAAGCCGTACTCTGCTATATTACTAGAACCAAAAGTAAACTCTTGCTTTGTGAAAGCAGAGGTATAATCATAGCCCCAATTAAGTGTAGTTGGTGTAGCTTGACCACCAATAATAGTCAAGTTAAACTTCTTCAAGAACTTTAAGTGAGCAGGACTTTGGAAGTCATTTGGGTTGCTAAAGTACCGTAGCTGATAACGCTCGTCACCATCAAGATAGCCACCGTACTGCGCAATACCTAAAGCTTGTCCCATGTACAGTGTGTCGTCTACAAACAAGAAGAAAGCTGTTGGCTTTAAAGAAGACCACGTAGTTACACGGAACGACCCATTTTCTAAAGGCTGCCTAACATCAAAACAATATACAATTCCACTCTCAGGGAATGTTATTAAGTAAAAAGCATCTATTGGACTATAGACAGCTTTAATTGCTTCCCTGTGTCCGTTAGACTGTTCTTCAACTGAGACTAAACTCAATAAGTCTGTACGTACATTTTTACTTATGTCGTTTAAAGGTAAAGATTTTTGTTGTAAAAGACGACCTAAAGACATCACACCACGACTAGATAAGAACAGTAAGTCTGTACCTGTGGAGTGTATAGAGTCTCTAGCGATACATCCTGTACCTTCAATAGTGTCGTGTAGTGTCAGGTCTGAGTTAGGACTGTCAGCACCTGAGTATACAATAATACTTTTCTTACCAAAAACCAGCAGGAAGTTGTTATGTTCTGCAAGTGCAACTACTTCGTCATAACCGTTAGGCCACACAGTAGTCAAATCTACAGAGCCTGACGAACCTCCGTTCCAGTCGTCCCCTGCCAGCAAGGAACTCCAATAGACAGTGTATTTATTATCTACAATATCACATGTCCACAAACGACCATAAGCGGCTAATACTTCATTACCTTGAGGAGCTACATTACCACCAGACGTGGGTAAAAGCGTTAGTGTTGTTGAACCGACTATGCTTTCTAAGGGTGCGTGACCTTTTTGAAAGAAATAAACATCATTATTAAAAGACACCATTTTCCAGTCGTTGTCAGTAATAGCGTAGCCAGCAGGCAGTGTACATTCAACTAAAGTAGTAGTCCCTGTAAATATTTTATTGTTACCTGCTGAAAATACAGTCTTTACGCCAGTTCGACTAACAAATTCAACTATTGCTTCAATGCCGCGGCTTGTTCCTAAAACAGCAGGGCCGTTAGTTGTGATTAAGTCATATCCTTTCCTAGCACCTACTCTGCCTAGCTGATCAATAACACAGTTGTCAGCAATAGAAGCATAAGCAGGGTCTAAGCCAATAGGAGAATCTTGAGTATTGATACCCAAGAATCCCGGAGCTGAGATAGTTACATGCTTGAGTTCTTGAGCCATTATACAGATGTCCAAATAGTTTCATCGGGATGTTGAGCAGCGTCATAAGCAACAGCGTTTGACAAAGCCTTGTCTGACAATACAAACATTTCCAATGCGGCTGTGCCTCCTGTTTCCCCGCGCTCTCTTGCTGCCAATGCTGTAGCTAACAATATAACAGGGTTTGTAGGTACTTTAAGTTTGTCGTTGTCATCAACTAAATAGCCTTGACGCTGTACAACACTAAAGTTTAAATCATATACTTTGTCTGGAACAGGATACACTTGAAATACGTTGTCACCATTAGCATCCAAAGACTTTAAGTTGTAATACTGTGGTTGGCTTTTTGGAGCATCATTGTTAAGGAACAAGTTACGCATCCAGCTGTTGCCACGCTCAGCCATGAACACATTACCTGTATCATTGATCACGTCTAAGATCTTTAGTTTATTCTGTGAGCCAACAATAGTATATGTAGATGTGTCTTCTACTGTAGGCACAACAATAGTAGTACGAAGACCTGTCCAGTCCCACGCATCCTCTACGGTTTCCTTAGCTTCATTCACAAGCTCACCAACAAGCAGTGAATAACTGTTTTGTTCAACAGTTGCTACTTGGTCTTCTCGCAACCTACGCAGCACACTGTTTACTAATTGTAGATAGGTCATCTTCTGTTCCTCTGTATTAATTCAACAAGTTCTATTGGAGTTCCGCCTATCTCTGTTTTAAAACCTTTAAAGTCTGAGAATAAACTATCCGTTGTTCTAGTGGCTACTGCGAGCCTACGTGCGTCAGCTGCTTGAGCTGTTTGTTGTGCTGCTAAGCCTTCGAAAACTGACTGTAGTAATCCTCCAGTAGATAGACCAGATGCTTTAACAGCTTCGATAACGTCACCACCTACGTCAGCAACACCACTTAAAATGTCTTCACCTAAGCCGCCAACATCTTTTAAGACGTCTTCAACTGTAGATCCTGTAACTTTAGCAATGTCTGTAATAGCTGTGCCTATAGGCTCTAAAGCGTCTATAACTTCACCACCTACAGTCTTAACAAAGTCTTCTACTTGTGGAGCAAATTCTTCAATGCCTCCTTTAATCTCTTGTAGTACTTCATCATCAAACTCACGACCTAAGTCTCTAACAGTGTCTTCAAACTCGCCTAAGTCTATGTCTCCAACTGTATCAATGATAGGCTGAAAGATATTGTCATCAAGAAAACTACCCACGGCTTCAACAGCGTCCGTTACAACACCTAAGTCTATGTCACCTGCTGACTCAACAACGTAATCCAGTACGCCGCCTTTAATAGCATCTTCTATACTATCACCACCGGCTACCTGAGAAGCTGCTTGTTCAACACCTTCTACAAAACCTTTGTAATCTACAATGGAATCATCAAAAGCTGCTTCATCTAAGCCTATGCTATCAAGCACATCATCAGTAACGCCAAAGCCTTTAATTAAAATTTCAGCAGGGTTACCATCACTACCGGCGGCTGCTGCTGCTTCCATTATGTTTTGTGTTTGATCGTAGCTAGTGCCAAACAGACCTACACCTTTGTCTAACACGTTACCCGTAGCATCCGTAGCTGGAGGAGTGGTTAGACCGGCTTTATTAAGACCAGCACTTGCTAACTTTAACCAATCACCTGCGTGTAGTGTTTCCCCTGCAACCGCTTTCATAGCTGTAGTGGCTAGAGCAACGGGAGGTAAAAAAGCACCAACTACTTGTAGAATAGGATCATTAAGCGGACTTACTGGTGGTACATATACTGTACTATAAGTACCTACAGGGCCTAGCTCTTTATAACCGCCTTCTGTTTTAAGACCGCCTTCTTCACCAATAGTTTCAAAAAGAACATCAGATCCTAAACCTGTTGTAAGATAACGTGTTTCTCCGTCAATTTCCTTAGACATTGGAACTTTGTTTTTATTTAAGTAATCAACAGCAGAGTCTACGGAAGCAGCTTTACTGACACTTCCGAGAGTAGATGTGAAACCAGCCCTTACGAACTCTGAAGGATCGTAGTTAGCAAGGTTATACTGTTCGTCTACTGTTTCGCTTTGTTGCGATAAGCTTCCAAGGTAATCCGGTAAAGCAGACAACGCTTCTTCAGGTGTCTCATATTGCGTACCAACACCAAAGTCTTGTCTCTCTACACCTTGGTAAGGCGTAGCTCCAGTAGCGCTACTTGCTTTTTCAGCTGTTCTACGAGCATCTACAACTGCCTGATCTGCGGGCGACAGTTGTGAATACTTTAAAGCACCACCATAAGTATTAGTAGCTAGTTGTTTGTTTAAGTCAATACCTTCTGCATTTAGATTAGGATCACCACCTCTCACCCATGGTGTAGGGCCTGTAACAGGCGCAGCAATAGCTACTTCTGGTGTAGCAGGAGCATAGTCTGGGAACAGTTGCGTAGTTGTTCTGTTTGATGCTATAGGCGTTATGGCCTGATCTAAAGAATCAACTTTAGGAGTGACAGCCATAGGTGTGACAGTAGAAACAGGAGTAGATACATTCTTGATAGCTGCTGCAATAGGATCTACTTCTTGCTCCTGCTGATTCTTTAAAGCAAGATTATTATTGATATTTCTATTAGTAAGGTAAGCACCGCCGCCCATTATTATTTCCTCATGTCCATTATTTTACTAGCACCACGAATACCGAAGCTAGAGGATATAGCTATAAACAACAAGTACTGATACCACTCAGGAAGTTTCTCAAGAGCTTCAAAAGCTGTAGCTACTCTAGCAATGATTGTAACATCATTAGCAGCAATAGCATAGCCAACCATAAAGACAGGAATAGCTAAGACAATAGTCCAGAACTCATCCTTCCATGAATCTTTAGAGGCATCAGCCATCTTAGATTCCCAATCAGCATCATTCTGTATTACTGACATCTTAGCTTGATGTTTAGCTTGCTTTTCTTCTGCTTTGTTGCTAAGATAATTTTTAGCTAAACCAGCAATGGGTCCTATTAAAGTAGTTAAGATACTCATCTATTATACCTTAATAGGACC